AGAAAACCAAGTTTCGTTAGGTAATGAAGGCATGGATGTTGTTCTTGACGCTGTTGCTGATGCAAACGAAGCAGATTTTGTTATGCAAGAAGATGGTAGTGCGATACTTGAATCAAGTATGCAACAACCTATTGAAAGTGGGTTTGCTGAAAACCTTGCAGAGATGTTAGATGATGCTGAACTTATGCGTATCTCCAATCAATTAGTTGATGGCATTGAAAAAGATAAATCTTCTAGAGAAGATTGGGAGAGAACATACACAGATGGTTTGAAATATCTAGGCATGAAGTTTGACGATGAAAGATCTGAGCCATTTGAAGGTGCATCAGGTGTTATACACCCATTGTTAGGTGAAGCTGTTACAACTTTCCAAGCTCAAGCATACAAAGAACTGTTGCCATCTGGCGGCCCTGTAAAAACACAAGTCATTGGTGCTTATGATAGTGCTGTAGAAGAACAAGCACAAAGAGTCAAAGAATTTATGAATTATCAGATTGTTCATGTCATGGAAGAATTTGATGAAGAGTTAGATCAAATGCTGTTTTATCTGCCGCTAGCAGGATCAGCATTTAAAAAAGTATATTATGATGAAGGATTAGGCAGGGCAGTTTCTAAATTTGTAGCTCCTGAAGATTTGATAGTTCCTTATTTTACTACGGACTTAGAAACTTGCCCTCGCATCACTAATGTAGTGAAAATGCCTGAAAATGAGGTCAAAAAACTGCAAGCTATAGGGTTTTATCGCAGAATAGAGATAGAAACAGGTGATGACGAGCAAACAACCTCTGATGCCAAAGAGGAAATCAACAAGTTAACAGGTTTGGAGCCATCTTATGATACGGGTGAGGTGTCTTTATTGTATGAAGTGCACTGTAATTTAGAAATAGATGGTTTTGAGGATGTAGATGCAGATGGGATGCCCACAGGCGTAAAACTGCCGTATATAGTCACAATTGATGCTAATTCTAATGAAGTTTTGTCAATTCGCAGGAATTTTGTCGAAAATGACCCTCTCAAGAACAAAATTGAGTACTTTGTACATTTTAAATTCTTACCTGGTTTAGGTTTTTATGGGTTTGGACTCACACATATGATTGGTGGATTGTCCAAAGCATCGACTTCAATACTAAGACAGCTTATTGATGCAGGCACATTAGCTAACTTACCAGCTGGTTTTAAAACTCGTGGTATTAGAATTAGGGATGAAGATACACCAATTCAACCAGGTGAGTTTAGAGATGTTGATGCCCCTGGCGGATCTTTGCGTGAATCCATACAGCCATTACCATTTAAAGAGCCAAGTGGCACGTTGCTGAACTTATTAGGTATTTTAGTGGATGGTGGTAAGAAATTTGCTTCTATTGCCGAGATAAACACAGGTCAAGGTAATCCAAATGCTCCTGTAGGCACTACACTTGCTTTGTTAGAGCGATCTACTAAAGTATTATCTGCAATTCATAAAAGGCTTCATAATTCACAGAAAAAAGAGTTTAAATTACTTGCGCAGGTGTTTAAAGAATACTTACCACCAGAATATCCCTATGCCATAGCTGGCGGTCAGGCAAATATAAAATTGAATGACTTTGACGAACGTGTAGATATTTTCCCCGTATCTAACCCAGATATATTTAGTCAGTCGCAAAGAATAGCTATGGCACAGGAGATGATGCAATTAGTACAATCAAACCCAGAGGTGCATGGCCCGAGTGGTATTTATGAGTCTTACAAAAGAATGTATGCGGCCATAGGGGTAGATAACATAGACAAGATACTACAACCACCGCCTCCAACAGATCCAAAACCAACTGAAGCTGGGTTTGAAAATAACAAACTATTATTGGGGCAACAAGCACAAGCCTTTGGTCAACAAAATCATGATGCGCACATAGCTTCACACATTGCGTTGTTACAAACACCGCCTGTGCAGATGAACGCACAAGTGCAAGCTTTAATACATTCACATATCATGCAACATCTACAGATGAAAGCTGATGCACTTGCAGAGCAACAAATGCCACCAGAAATACAACAACAGTTTCAGCAATTACAACAACAAGCGCAACAAGCATCGCCTGCAGAGGCTGAACAACTTGTTATGCAAGCAGGTGATTTACTCGCACAATTCTCAGCTCCGATTATGGCTGAACTTATATCCGAATACAGTAAACAGGTTGAAAATCCAAATGACGAAGATCCTCTTGTTGCCATCAGAAAACAAGAACTAGCTCTCAAAGGACAAGAGCTATCTATGGAACAACAACAATTCTTACAGGAAGAAAAACGTAAAGCTCAAGAGGCGCAAATGCGTGCCAGAGTAGATCGTGAAAGAATAGGATCTCAAGAAGATATAGCAGATTTACGTGATGACACAGCTAGAGCAAGGCTTGAACAACAAGCTCGTTTCAAAATGTTAGATTTGCAAAATAGAAAATAAGACTTGCAAAAATAAAAATAGAGCCACATAATTAGGCACATGATTAAAAGAACAGAGATAAATCAACAGAAAACCCCCACCCCTTTGAAGAACAAGAATCCTTATAGTAATAAGGGTAGTGTTTCTTTGAAGTCTGATGCTGGTACTTTTGATGCAAATACCAAACCAAAACCTGGTATGGGCAAAGGCAAAGCTAGAGGTATGGGAGCCGCAGAATTTGGCGGTAAGTTTTCTGGTGTTTATTAATGTCTGACGCTTGGTTAAGTAAAAAGTTTTTAAAAGAACTAGAACTAAGAAGAGAAGACATTACAGATACAATGCTCGCAGGGTGCAAAGATCATGCACAATACGAGTTTCTGCGTGGGCGTTACAGTTCTCTCGCTGATGCAGAAAATATATTTAGAGAGCTGCTCGGAAGGGTAATACAAGATGACATCGAAGATACAGGTTCCTGATCATATAGCAAAAGAAATCGAAGCCGAAAAGGCGCAAGCAATTCAAGAAGAATCCACAGAAGAAGTAAATACAGAAATACCATACGTGTCACAGGAAGCACGTGTACTTGATCCTACACTTCTTGATAAATCAATTTTAGAACGTATGCCACAACCAACAGGTTGGCGTATTTTAATACTGCCTTACAAAGGTAAAGGTGTTACCGAAGGTGGTATTCATTTAGTGCAGCAAACTTTAGATAGAGAGTCTCTAGCTACGGTTGTCGGCTATGTTGTAAAGATGGGGCCTGATTGTTACAAGGATCAAAGCAAATTTGCTGAGCCTTGGTGTCAGGAAAAACAATGGGTATTGATTGGCAGGTATGCTGGTGCACGTTTCAAACTTGGTGATGAATCTGAATGTAGGATCATTAACGATGATGAGGTTATTGCAACTATACTTGATCCAGACGATATTCTTGCAGTTTAGGAGAAAAGATGGCAGAAGAAAACACACAAGCAGTTGAGGAAACTGAAATTGAAGAAGGTGAGATAGTTGAGCTTGATCCTGTAGAAGAAGAACAACCAAAAACAGAAATACCTGTAGAGCCAGTGGATGAAGAGGCTGAAGCAGTTATTGAAGATGAATCTGATACAGAAGAAACAAAAAAGAAAGATCAGCATGAGGACTACTCAGAAAAAGTACAAAAAAGAATAGGCACTCTAACAAGAAAATTAAGAGAAGCTGAAAGAGGACGAGATTCTGCTTATGAGTATGCAAAAAGCACAGCTCATGAGAATCAAATTTTAAAACAGAAAACATCAACGTTAGATAGATCTTTTTTAACCGAGGCTGAAAGTAGGTTAAAAGCACAGAAAACACAAGCTATGACAGCTCTTAAACATGCAAATGAAAATCAAGATTACGAAAAAGTTGCAAAAGCTCAAGATGTATTAGCTAAAATCGCAGTAGAGGAATCTAGGGTAAATGCTTCAAAAGTAGCGCTTGATCAAGAGGCAACAGTAGCAAACTTACAACAAAATGTTCAACAACCACAACAACAGTATCAGTCACCACCAAAACTTGATGCTAAGCAAGAGGCATGGGTTGAAAAGAATACTTGGTTTGGTGAAGATGAAATAATGACATTAGCTGCATTTTCAATTGATCAAAAGTTGATACAGGAAGGCTATGATCCAAAGACTGATGATTATTACAATGAAGTCGATAGAATGATGAGATCAGAGTTTCCACACAAGTTTGAAGAGTCTTCTGTAAAGACGAAGCCTCAACAAAAGGTGGCTTCAGCAGGCAGAGTTGCTGGTAATACTAGCTCAAAAAGACAGGTAAAGCTGTCTCCTGCAGAAGTACAAATGGCAAAAAAATTAAACGTACCCTTAACAGAGTACGCAAAATATGTTAAAAGGTAATAGTTATGACAGAAGATAACAAAGATTTAAACAGAACTTCACGTTCTGCTGACACTCGAGCAAGTAAAGAAGCTCGCAAAGTATGGAGCCCGCCATCACGGTTGGATGCTCCTGCGGCACCTGAGGGTTATACTCACAGGTGGATTAGAGCCGAGAATCTAGGTGTAGAAGATCGAGGCAATATTTCTGATAGATTGAGCGAGGGATTTGAACTCGTAAGAGCTGAAGAGATACCTGCTGAAGAACGCATGAAATACACCACTATGGATGAAGGGCAACATGCAGGAGTATTGAAACGAGGTGGTTTGCTTTTGGCTAGGATTCCTAATGAAACACGTGATGAGAGAAACTCCTACTACGCAGAACGTGCACAAACACAGCAAGATGCTGTAGACAATGATCTTATGAAGGAATCAGATCCAAACTCCCCGATTTTAAAACCGAGGAGAGAAAGCAAAACAACTTTTGGTGGTGGTCAACGAAGTTGATCGCTAAAAATATATACAAATATAGGTAACTTATTATGTCAAACAAAAATGCCCCCTTTGGAGCACGTGTTGTAGGTAAATTAGGTTCTGGTGTCGCTAATGGCGGTACAACAGAATACGAAATAGCCTCAGGTGCTTCTGGGAATATTTTTTCTGGCGATTTAGTAAAAATGCTCAACACAGGTACTATTTTAGTAGCTGCTGCTGGGGATGAAGCCTTGGGTGTGTTTAGAGGTTGTACTTTTACAAACTCTTCAGGTGAGACTATTTTCAGTTCTCATTTCCCAGATGGCACTGTATCGTCCGATATTAAAGCATTTGTCGTAGATGATCCTGATGCTGTATTTGAAATTCAAAGTGCAGGTTCTCCAGCTCAAACTGATGTCGGTTTGAACGCAGATATTTCCTATACTTCTGGCTCAACCAAAACTGGTATGTCAGCTATGGAACTGTCTGGAACAACAGCAGCTACAACTGCTACGTTCAGAATTATGGGCTTTTCGAGTGACCCAGATAACAGTACAACAGGTTCAGCAAACGTAAATGTGATTGTTAAATTTAATGAGCATTTCTATGTCGATCCAACAGGAGTATAAATAATGGCAATTAATAGAGCGCAATTAGCGAAAGAATTAGAGCCAGGTCTTAATGCCTTGTTCGGTATGGAATATGCTAGATACGAAGCTCAACATACAGAGATCTACGATGCAGAAACTTCTGATAGAGCGTTTGAAGAAGAAACCCTAATAGTAGGGTTTGGTAACGCAGAGGTAAAAGCTGAAGGTAGCGGTGTCAGATTTGATACAGCTAACGAAGGTTATACTTCACGTTATACCCACGAAACAGTGGCTTTAGCTTTCGCACTTACAGAAGAAGCA